TGTTTAAACATAATTTCATTAGCACTTTTAAAAAAGTCTTTTTTAATCTCAAAGCCATAAGCTTTGCGGTTTAAATTTGTAGCTGCTAAAAGTGTGCTACCACTTCCAGCACATGGATCAATTACTACATCATTTACATCTGTAAAAATACTAATTAATCTTTCTAAAAGTTTTATAGGCTTTTGTGTGGGATGTACTTTAGGAATACCTTCATCTTTTTGCCAATCCATGCAGTTATAAATCATCTTTCCATCATTGTTAAATTTTGGAAGTTTTTCACGATATAAGATTAAAGCATATTCACAATTTCCAACTATTTTCATATTTGCTTTTAAAACTTGAGATGAGCTTTGTTTTCTAAAAACCAAATTTATATAATGATTAAAGCCATATTTTTTAGCTACTTCAATTAACATTGTTTGTTGTTCAAAAGAGCAAAAAACAATCATGCAAGGACTTTTACCGCATTCTTTAGGTTCTTTTATAAGCATTTTAGAGCAAAAGTGCATAAATTCGCTAACTCTAAAATCATTATCTGTGTCAAAAAATGCCTTGTTTGCTTTTTTGCTTTCTCCATTTTTATTATCCCCATTTATATACCATTCAGGAGATGAAGCATAAGCATTGTTGCCTAAATTATAAGGAATATCAGCTATTACAAGCTGTGCTTTTGGTATATTATATCTTTTAAAATTTTGAAAATGGTCGTTATAAAGCTGTGGGTGAAACATCATCACTTCCTTTTTGATTAAATAAATTAGGCTCTTCTAAAAAGGCTATTTTTTCCATTATTTCATTAAATTCGCTCTGATAGTCTTTGATATTCTGATTTAATATGCTTCTTTCATCTTTAACTCTTTGTATAGATCTATGAATTGCTAAAGCTCTTTTGGTTAAAACTTCTATCTCTTGGTTTAACTCACCTTGATTTAATTCCTTTGACTGCTCTAATTGCTGATTAGTATTTTTTTTCATTTTTTATCCTTTTAATTATATTTTCAAGTTTTAAAAGTCCGCGTTCTAAAACTTCTTGTTCTTCTTTACTTCTTGCTTTTAGCTCATTTATTCCTTTTGCTGCAATAGAATAAAACACCAAATCAATTCGTTTGTAAAACTCTAATTTCTTTTTGTATTCTTCTCTTAGTCTTTGCAAAATGTTTTCTTTCTCTTTTTCAAATAAAGCTAAAACAAAAGAATCTGAAAAATAAAAACAAAGTCTTCTTTCTTTATTTTCCCCTACAATCTTTGCATCTTTAAAAAAGTATTTAAGATCATTATTTAAAACAAGTTTTGCTAAATCGTAAGCTTCTAATTCTCTTGTAATATTCATTTAACACCTCATTGTATAAGTTTTATTAAATTCTCTTGTGATCTTTTCTACTTTAAAGCTAGTTTTTAATTTATTATCACATTCAGGACAAAAGCCATCTAAACTCACGCTTTTTACATCGCCTATAATTTCATCAAGACCTTTAAAAAATTTAGAATTTGGCACAAATTCTAAGTTGCATTTTGAACATTTTATTGTCCCTTTAAAAATAAAATTTACTTTCATATTCTCTCCTAACTTGCCAAAGCGTAAGGCTTAAATATCTTAGCCCAACGTGGATTGTTTAAATACTTTGTTTGCTCAAGTATCACTCTCATATTAAAATGCCAAATTCCTACCATTCTTAAATAATCTTGCATAAGATCTAATGCATCATTGATATCATTTTCTATTCTATCTAAGAACTTATCCTTTATCTTCAATGTAAGCTCTAATCTTTTCCATCGCACAAATTCCCTTTTAATGTTTTCTTTGTGATAGTGTTTTTGTTTTTCGTATTTATCATAAAGTAAAATGCGTTCTAATTTATAGTATTTACTTTGAGGATTGTTGATATACATACTTGTTTTATAAGTATGAAAATCGCCAAAGATTTTAAGTTTGCTAAACCTTTCTTGGTGTTTAAATTCTCTTGGTTTAGATACTGCTAGATCATCATCAAAATCACAGGCAATATCCACACTATAAGCTTTAAACCTTTTTATCATTTTGCTTAAAATTTTCCACACTTCAGCTTCTATTTGTTTACTAGGCTGATAAAGCCCATTAAATTGCACCTCTATGTAGTAATCTTTTGCTTTTTTATTCTTTTTCGAAAGCTCAAAGCAAGCCTTAGAATTATCTAATATAATGATAGTATTTGAAAGGCTTTTATTTCTAGGTTTTATATTGATATAACGCATTTTAAAAGGATAAAATTTATCATTGGTTTTTATGCCTTTGAATTTGTCTTTTGCAAATTCATCAATGCTTTTGTTTCTTGTTGTGCTTCGCATTTTTTCAAAAAGCCCCCATCTTTTAAGGTATTTGTAAAAGGTTTTTTTATTGATAACGAAACGGAAGCTGTCGTATCCTGTGCTATGATTTGTTTGCATAAAATATCCTTTTCAAAACCTTTTTTCATTAAAAAGCCATTGCTACTTATCTTTACAAGTGCATAGCCACGCATTGCTAAACTTTCTATTACCTTTGCTCTTTGTGCTTTTTTAAAAGCATCATTATCTTTTTGTATGGGTTTAAAACTCATTTTTTTCCTTTTTTTAGACATTAAATGAGTGTTTAGGGTTTATTAAAATGTCCTAAACACTGTTAAACTGGTGATTTATTTAATAGTTGAAATTTTTTCTTCGTTTTTCTAATTTAAATACTAATATATCACAAGCTTTTTTACTTAGCTCATCATTAGCGCATAAAATTTTAGTTTTAAGTTCTCGCATTAAACTTTCCACCCAAAGAAAAAGCTCATCATCTCTAAAAACAAAAAGCTGATTTTTGGCAAATTCTGCTTTTAGTTTCTCGTATTTTTCCCCTTGTATATTTTTAAGCTTAAAAACCTTTTCTTTAGTCTTTTTATGTTTTTGCTTTTCGATTAAAAGCTGATATTTTAAAGCTTTTATTTCGTTTTCTAGGTATGGTTTATTACTCATTTTTTAAGCTCCTTAAGTTCTTTTTCAAGCCTATAAACTTTTGCCGATAAAACACATAATAAAGTCGCTAATACTAAAACTATAATTTCTAAAATCATTTTTAACTCCTTTTTTGATATAATAGAAAAGGTAAAAGATGATAAGGGCTTTCGCCCTTTGCCTTAATGCTTTCTTGCGTTGATAATGGCTGTTATCAAGCAGATTAAAGCAGTGATTAACTCGAGCACATCACTAGCGTTCATCTTTTACTCCTTTCTTTTATTTCAAAAGTAATTTATCTTTACTTTTGATAACACAATTATAACATAATAATTACTAATTGTCAAGGTTATAATAATTTATTTTTATTTTTTGTAGATAAAGAAGTAATTTAAATTTACTTTGTGGATTAATTTTCGTTAATCCACGCTTTAAAGTCTTTTTTGATAGCTTCTGCTTTTTCTAATTTTGCTTCTAGTTCAAAAATTTTTTTAAGCATATTAATAGCGTGTGCCATTTGAAAACTTATTTTTTCAGTAGAAATGGCATTTTTTACTGCGCCTTCACCAAAACCTATTAACTCGGCTAACTCTTTATAAGTTAAATTTCTTTCCTTGCAAAAATCCTTAATTTCTTGTGCTGTCATTTTTACCCCTTGATTAGAAAAACTTATTAGCCAAAGAAAAAGCTAAGCTTATACTTTGTTTTATAGCTTCTTCATCTGCTAATTTTATACTATCTCTAAGTTTATCACCTAAAGTTTTATTATTTTGTAATGTTTTTGGGATTGATTTTAAAATTTCTAAAGATTTAAGAGTTAATCTTACACCAAAAAAACACTCAAACCCTAAAGTTTTTACCTCTTCATTAAAACTTATAAAATCAAAATCTCTTAATGCTATAATCGTTTCATAGACAAATTTTACATCTTCTTTGGTTGCATCGCTATCCTTGATAATGTCTTTTAAAATGTAAATATCTTTTTTTATAGGAAAATTATCAAGCAAGATAGCTAATACTTTTGCGCTATAAAAATCAAATTTTTCTATATTGCTTTGCATTATATTACCTCTTTTCTTTTTCCTCACAAACAAAATAAACTTTTACATTCTTATTTTTATTGATTAAAAGAATTTGTTCGTGTAAATTTTCAAAAGGACTTTCTAAATTGTCATAAAATTTCAATCCACACACAGGACAATTTTTTATACTATTGTGAGTATCTATAATGATTTGCGTTTCACAATTTTTGCACTCTAGTTTAAACTTTTTTATCTTGGCGATTTCTTGTTCCATCACATTCCTTTTTACAAACAAAATAAAATTCTGCATTTTTATTTTTGCTAACACTTTTGAACAATTCAGTTAAAATTTCAAAGGGATTATATCCTAAATTTTCATCTATAAACTTTATTCCACATTGCGGACAAGTTTTAATAACATTACCTATTTTTGTAATGATTTTTGTATCGCAATTTTTACATTTTATTTTTAATTCTGTAATTTTTTTTAAATTCTTATCCATATTTAAACCTTATTTTATTAGTTCAAAAATATAACTAATGGTATGTTTAAGGATTTCATTGTTTGTTTTGTTCGAAAATTTTAAAATTCTATCAGCTAAGGTTTCGCCATTTTGTAAGCTTTTTGGTGTTGCCCTTAAAATACTTAAACCTTTAGCACTCAAGCTTACATTTAAAAATGCAATTGGGTTCATTGTTTTGCTTTGTATTTTAATGAGTTCTAATTCTTCTAAATATAAAATGCTATGATAATAAATCTTTTCTAATTCTACTATATCTTTTTGCGTTTCGCTTATTATATTTTGAAGTAAAATATCGCTTTTAAGTGGGAAATTTTCGAGTAAAATTTTAAAAACTCTCCCTGTGCAAATATCAAAATGTTCTAAATTATTCATAATATACCTTATTATTATAAAAAATAAAATTAACAAATTTAAAAGCTAATTTTATCAAAAAAATATTTAGCTTTAACCTGCTTTCAAAATCGCTTAAAATTTTAACTATTTGAGTTGCTAAAGGGCGGTATTCTTCATCTGCTTTTTTTTGCAATTCATTTTTTAATTTGTCACTAACCTTTATTTGTATAAGATTGCTACCAATGCATTATTAAAATCTAATTCACTTAAATTTATATTTTCCAAGTTTGCATTATTTAAAGAAATCCCTTCTAAAATGCAATACTCAACTAATTCTTTTTCACTTTTTCTATCATCTTCGATAATGATAGTTTCATCTAATCTTTTTAAAATTCCCATTTTAACTCCTTAATTATTTTTTCTAAAAGCTCAATTTTTTTAATATTTAATTCCAAGATTTTAATATTTAATTCTTTTGTAATCATAAGCTTTTTTAAGCTTGTCAACTAATTTCATTTTAGCAACTCCGCGTTTTCGTGGATATTGCCGATGATTTCAACACAGTCCTTTATGTAACATATTTCTAAAAAGGTTACACAATACTCATGAGAAGCTTGAGAAGCTTTCCTATTTATAACCTTAAATATCCCATTATGGTATTGGACAAAGCCCTTTTCTACTTTATTGTAGTCTAGTTGTATACGGAGTATATCACCTTCATAGATCTTTTTACCATTTTTATCATAAAGTCCTGTAAATAATTCTATCTCATAATTACATGATGTAAAGTCTTTAACTTTACAATATTCATCATAGTCTCCACCGTAATAATTGCTTTCATAACTGTGTTCTATAGTAAGAACATAGTTTTCATCATCAACATTTCCTGTAACTGCAATATACTCATTATTGTTTATATTATCATTGTATATTTTCTGTTTTAAATATTTTTTACCATCCCAAATCCTAAAATCAAAATCTCCTAATTTCATTCTTTCTCTCCTTTTGTACTTCTTTCAACTTCTTGCCATTCTTTGTCACTTTTAAATTCTCTATCAACTTGCTTTCAAAATCGCTTTTAAAATGGCTATTTGCCCTTTACCTGTTATTTTTGTCGTGCTTACAAGTCTATCGCCGTTGATGGTGCTAACAGTCGTTTCACTTACCTTAAAAAGTCCTTGTTCGATGTATTTTTGATAAGGTTTGTTATCGCTCATTAAAAATCCTTTTTCACGCAAGATCTTAAAAAGTCTTTTCTCGCCAATTTCAAGATTATTTTTTTCGTGTAAGATTTTTGCGTAATCTCTTATCAAAATAGCATCATTTGTGTTTTGAATGCGATTTGCAAAATGAATTAAAGGTGCATTTTGTTCGGCTTCGTTTTTTAAATTTACATTTTCAATTTGAAGCTTTTCATTTCTCTCTAAAAGTTCTAATTGCATTTGCAAACTTTCTTTTAATGAAAGCGGTTTATAACTTTGTTTTTTAAGCTCATTTTCTAAGTATTCTAATCTATCGATTATCTTTGCTCTTAGTTCTACACTATATCCACTCACTAAAATTAGCACTTCTCTTTTTGGTAAGCGATAATACTTGTAAAACTGCTTATTTTGTGGGTTTTGGTAGGTATGCTCAAATTTGAAGACACCCCCTTCAACCACTTTTTCTAAGTAAGTTTCTATATCTCTTGTAACATTTCTGTGTTCTTTTCCTGTAAGCTCTGCTATCTCTAAAGAAGTTAAGCTTATTTCTTTGTTTTCATCTTTTCTAAACAGCTCTAAATTCATTTATTCTCCTTAAAATTTTTTAGTGTTTAAATGAAGACTTAAGAGCCATCTTAAAAGATGGCTTAATTTAAGAAGAAATAAATAAATTTGAGGACTTTAAAAGAATTCTCATTAGTCCTCATTTAAACACTAACCAAAACATAGGACCTGCATTCAAAGTCTAAAAGACTTTTGGTATTTTGGTAAATTAACAAAGCTTTAAAAAAGCCCACTTTCCACACCGTCGCCTGTGAGTGTAATAAAGATAAGAACACACTAGCCATAAAAGGCTAGTGAAGCAATCTAAAAAATATCAAACCTTTAAAGTTCGCAATTGTAGGCGTTTATCCACTTAACGCAACTTTTGCAAAAACCCTTTAAGCACACTTTTTGCTATCACTTTAAAAAATGCGATTTTAAAGTGCTTAGATAAATGTGCTTAATGAGGCTTTTAAGCTGCCTCAATTTCTTCTAGTAAAGCTTTAATCTGTGTAATAGCTCTTTCGTGTGCCTCTTTGTAAGTTACATTCTTTTTATACTCACTTTTTAAATCTTCAATCCTTTGCGTTAGCCTTTCATCGTCTCTTATTCCAAGTTTTAAAAGTGCAATTTCTACTTTTGAATTACGCTTAGTGGGAGTGCTAAGCCAAACAGATAAAGTCCTATCTGTAAGATCTAGTTTTTTTTCTACTTCTGCTATAGTTCCAACATCTAAAATTTGTTTGATTTTTTCATATAGTTTCATTTTAAACTCCTTAAAGAAATGATTGTTTTTTCAAAAAGTCCATCGCTGATCGCTTCTATGCTTACCTCATCATTTTCATGTAAAAAATTCAGCGCTTTCTCGAATACCTCATCGCTGAAATTAAAACACTTTCTAAGTTCTTCCTTTTCTTCACTTTTTCTAAAACTTAAAACATCTAAAATTGATTTTGCTTCTATCATTTTTTGCTCCTAAAAACTTGTTAAAAGCTTTTTTGTGATACAATCTAAAAGCTTTTAAGAAAGGTTTTAAATGGACTTTTATACTCCTATTAAAGATATTTTTGGCTCAAGCGTTTCAGCTTTTTTCTTTGGTTTTATGCTTGGTTTTGTGCTTTGTAAAATGTTTTCTTTTATGAAATTTCTTATTAAAGCACTAGAAAAGAAAAAAACTAATATTTGGCATGATACTTGTCCTTATGTTTCACACAATGGCAAGCCGTTAGCTATTTCTTTTAAAACACGAAATAGAAAAACCATCGATGTAAATTGTCCCTGTTTTAATTCTTCGAATAAAACTTGCATAAAATCAGGCTTTATTTGTGCTTTTTACAATGATTGATTAACAAAGCCAACGAAAAACCTACTACAAAAAAACAAGCTGATATTACATCTTGCATTTTATTTCCTTTGTGTGCAACTTTTGTTTTTAATTTAAAACAATTTGCAATTAACTTTTTTAAATTGTTGGTGTTATTATAATAAAAATATACTCATTTTGTCAAGTTTATATTTTCATTTTGTAAAAAAATACTAAATTTTTGAGTATAAATATTTCTTATGATACAATTTCTAAAAACATTAAAAAAGGAGCTAAAATGAAAGAAAGCATTTCATACGAAAACTATGAAAAGAATTTGAAATTGGAACTAGAAAATAAAAGAAAGGATTTTGATAGTCAAATTTCACAAATCATACCAGGTCAAACGCAAATGATAAAACTTTATTTTTGGTTTGCTACTCTTATAATATCAGGACTTTTGACTATATCAGGCAAGATGCTTAAAATTTATCTTACTTTTTCAAACTTGGAAATCTTACAAATATCTTTTTTCATCCTAACTTTTGCATGTGGCTTAGCTTGTATCTTTTTTGCACTAAAAGCGATTTTAAAAGGGGCTATTATCTATCATCCAGCTGGACTAAAAAAAGTATTTGAAGAGTTTCCAAAAGATAAGTATGAGCATGTAAAAGGCTTAGAGAGAATGATAAACGCAACTTATAAAGCTATAGAAGCAAACAAAAATGAAATCTTAAAAACTACAAAACAATTGCGTTTATCTTTTTATAGCATTATTCTTTGTTTGTCTTTTTTTATAGTATTTTTAATCACATTATTTCCAAATTTTATAGAAAGGGGGTGAGTATGCTTGGCAGATGAAAAAGAAAGCGTGGAAGTAGATGCGCCTACTCCAACACAAACCAGAGATGATAAAAAAGATTAAGGCGATTTAGCCTTAATAAAACAAAATATAATACCCAAAAAAGAAAAACGCAAGTATAAACCAAAACTCCATTTTTCAGCCTTTTAAATTAAAATAATATAAGTTTAAATTAAAACTTGGCATACTTATTGCTTAGGTTTTAACAAACGATTTAATTTTTTTATATTGTTGGTGTTATTATAATAAAAATATACTCATTTTGTCAAGTTATTTTATAACTTTTGAAAGGATTTTTGTGGACGTTAAAGAAATATTAGATCAATGGAAATCAGAACAAAAACTAAAAACTTATAAAGATTTGGCTATTTTTTTAGGTGTAGCACCAAATACACTCGATGTTTGGAAACAAAGAGGTAGTATACCTCCTAAAAATATACTCAAATATATTCAAATGCATTCAAGTATAAAATCCACAAATACAATTTCAATACGTTATTTTCCTGACATTTACGCAAGTGCTGGTTTTGGCAATACAAATGAAAATGAAAATTTTCAAATTATCAACGTAGATAAAACTTTTTTAACTGAAGTTTTAGGAGTGCCTTACAAAACTCAATATGATATGATTAAAATTAATGGCGATAGCATGGAACCTATTTTATCTAATGGAGATTTTATTATTGTGGATAGAAGCAAAAATTCACTTGGGGCTATTTCAAATGCAGATATTGTTATTTTTAGAAAAAATGATGATTTATTTTGTAAAAAAATTAAAAAAGAACCTTTTGAAGATTATATTTTTTTAGTTTCTGAAAATAAAAAATACGAGGATAAAAAAGTAGATAATAGCGAATTTGAACAATGCGAGATCTTAGGTGCTGTAGTATCAAAAATGGCGATTGAAACCTTTAAAAATTTTATAGAAGTGGTGGGATGAGAGTAAAATTAAATATTTTTGAGATATCTAATATTATAAGGGTTACTGATTATGGAGCTAGTTGTCCTTTAGAAGTAAGTATTAAGGATAATTCTAAATTTATATTAAAAACTAAATATAACAGTGTTTGCGGAACTGGAAAAAGCTTATTTGCTGAACTTTTTTCTTATTTATATTTGCAAGAATTAAATTTTAAAGATATCCCCGGCATAGCTTTATTAAATATAGATGATGATTTTATAAAATTAGCAGATAATAAATTAAAAAATGGAACTCAAAGAGACAAAGAAGCATTAGAAAATATCAAAAATTCAAAAGGTTTAAATTTAGGAATTTCATATATATTTAATGCAAGTAAAATTTATCCAAAAGAATTAACAAATAAATTTAAAAATTATACTTGCTTGTATGATGGAATTTTAATGAATAGTGATAGAGAATTTAAAAATCCAAATATTTTAATCAATGATTTAAAAAAGATTTTTTTGATTGATTTTGGTTTAGCTTTTGATATATTAAAGGCATTAAATATTATTTTAGATGATGAGATTAACTCTAATCAGTATTTTGATAAAAATACTTTCGATAAAAATTATTTATTACTTGACCACTTAAAACATATCAAAATAAATAAAAAGAAATTAAATTGTCAAGAAATTTTAGATATAATAAACGCTATACCATTAGAGTGGCTAAGCTTGACTTCAGCACAAAAACAAGCTTTAAGCAATATGATATATAAAAGACAAGGACAAAAAGCGGTATATAGTTATGAAAATGTTTAAATATAAAATGATAAAATATTTTCCTTACTCAGCCAGTGAAGAATTTATAAATATAGGTTTTTGGCTTTGGGATGAGAATGGAAATAAAATACAACATTATATTAGCCATACACATTTAAAAATATTATCTAAATGTCATTTTCTAAATACCAATTTTATTAAAAATAGTATTGAAAGATTAAAATTAGAAACAAATGAAAAATATTGGTATGGTAATCATTTTAGATTTAGCGAATTTGATACTATATTGCATGATACTTTAGAAAGTGCAAAAAATTTTTTATATTATGAAAAAATAGGAGAAAAATTTAAAAATTTTGGATCAAAAGAAAGAAATATAAGATACGAGGAAATAAAAAATAATGCTATTAATTTAATAGATACTGATTTTAAAAATGATTTAGAACTAATATCTGAGCGTGGAGAATATAACTTTCATATTATAAATAAGCATTCTAAAAACGAAATATTTTCAAGACTTGGAAATATAGCAAACATAGATGATATAAAAGAAGCTTTTGCAAAAACTTTAGAATATGATATGCTTTTATATTTCTTACAATGTGAAGAATTTACGCTTAGTAAAAAAACTCAAAAAGGTAGGGAAAATTTAGAAAAAGTGCATTTTTATTTTAAACCTTTTTATGATGAAGAAAACCAAAGCAGAACTTTAAAAGAAATGATTAAAGCAACAAGTTAAACAAAATGAAAAACTCATACTTTTACCGTTGCTAGCAACTCTAGCTTTTGCTGATTACACACAATATAAACCGAGTGAAGATTTTGCAAAGTATTTTACTAAACAAAACTGCTCTCAAGTTTTAGATAAGTTTTATTATCTAAATTGTTATGATTATAATTATAAAGGCACTAAAGCTGTAGCTTATAAATTAGAAGCGGAAAATTTAAAAGGCGAACAAATTAAAAAACGCCCACGATTTGAAGATGATACAAATATCCCTAAAAAATATCGCACCACTTGGAGTGATTATAAAAATAGTGGTTATGATAGAGGACACACTCTTTCTAATGCCTCAATGAGAAAAACAACTCAAGCTCAAAGAAGCACATTCTTAATGAGTAATATTACTCCACAAAATCCACAAATCAATCAAAGGGTTTGGAACAAGATTGAAAAAAGAGAAAGACAAGTAGCTTCAAAGCTTGGAAGTTTAGAAGTTTTAAATTTGGTTAATTATGATA